GAAGAAGACAATTTTTACTATCTGGGCATATAAACTCAAATAGTATTTGATCTGCTATTGTTGGATTTTGATCTATTTTTTTAATGTTCATTTTTTACCTTACTCATATACAAATCCTAAATCAATAATATCAGGTCTTATGATTTCAAAGAATTTAACAGTTATTATATTAGATGCTTCTGCTGCAATATCCGTATTAAATGTTACATCAACTTTTTTAAGTTCTTTAATATCAGACAATTCTTTTGTTACATCATTGTCTTTAAGGGCTTGTCCGTATTCCCAACGATAAATACTAAAGAATGATGAAATTCTATTTAATATTTTCACTCTAATCTCGTCTTCGAACTTTTTATAAAATTTGTCAATTGTTACAGATATATTAACATCTACATTTAATATAACTCCATCTTTTATACAAATAAAGTCGGTTATCATTTTCTTTGTTTCTAGATAATTATATAATTCTGTTTTCAATTGATCACTTGCGATTTCTAAACCATCTACATTTTTTTTGGCAAGAACATAAAGATCTATTATATTGGCAGCACAACCATGATTTCTTAAAACAGCTACAGACTTTCCTATTTGCCCTTGATATGGAGTTACAAATTGATCTGTAATAGTCTTATAGTCTAATCCAGTTACTGCCCTGTCTTGAGTTCTTAAATAAAAAGGTAACTTTCTACGGATATCTTCAATGGTATCTCCATCATATCCATATTGTGCTTTTGTGTAATTGTTAAAAAATATTGGAACTTGATAGCCTAATCCAGGGACTGTAACAAGTATCGATTGTTGAACAGAATTAGATACTAAATTACCTATTGTTCCTCCACCAATTCTATATTTCAAATTGATAATAGAACCCAAAGAAGGAACCATACCAGCAACTCCATTTCCAAAAATAAAATATGCAGAATAGTTTGAGTCATATTCAATTCTATATTCCTTGAGTGGCTTACCCTCAGAAAAGAAATCAACCTTATTCCACAAAGAACCATCTATTTCTACACTTGAAGAATCAAATATTACACCTTGATATCTTGATTGCAATACTTGATTTCTAGAACCAGTTCCAGAAATATTTTCTTTTCTGGTTTGTCCTTGCAATCCAATTATACTAGCATTTACCAAAGAATTTGCTGGTATTATTATGTCTTCATTGAAAAGAGGATTACCCTCTGAATCTGCTGCAAACAATTCCATCGTAACAGATTCTCCGCCACCATTTACTACAACTTTTTGTGGCGTGACAATTGAAACATCAGTGGTTATTGCATTTGTTAGTGATGCTGTCCAATAACTTTTTGCAGCAATAGGAGGAAGTGGATTGTAACCAACTAATTTGCACAATCTAAAAGCATTATCTATTTCAGTAACTGTATCTATAAATATTTCATTTGCTATCTGATCCATTTTAAATGAAAGAGTATCAGCGACAAATGCCCAATTTTCAAGCAACATAACCGCTAAAGATGATTCGACAAAATCTGTGAATTCATTTCCAAATCTCTGTTGAGTAAATTCTACTAATCTTGTTTTCATGCTCCAAAAATCTTGATTAGTATAATTTAAATTAAATACATTTGGTTTTTTAAGGAGTTCCGATACAGCATACGGCTTTATGTCAAAAGGACAATTATTTATCATATTTTACACTCCTAATGGTATTTCTAACTTTAATTCGTTTATTTTTGTGATTTCCATTCTATCAAAGAATGTGATTCTTATAAGAAGAACTTGCTGATTGTTTTTGTCTTCTTCTAATTCGTTTGCACTGCTTGAATCTAATTTTGCTTGAATATAAATATTTTCAATAGCAACTCTTGGCTCCCAAGTTTGTAAAGACAAAGCAATCATATCCTTTGCTTTTCTTACAACAACTGGGTCGCTTGGATCAAAAAACAATTTTCTTAATGGAGTTCCATATTCTGGTAACATAACTCTTTCTCTTGGATTTGTTAAAAGCAAAATAAGCAAATCTGCTTTAATCAAATCAACATTGTTCTCAATATAAAAAAATCCTTTAGGATTTTTTGTAATTGGATATGGAATGCCTTTAAAATCTCTTGATATTACCATTTTTTATTCACTTTTTATTATTTACACTTCTTTTTAGCGAAAGGAAGCAACTGGAATATACTTACACAGGGATCACTCTTCCTGCAAGTTCCCATCACCCTAGTACTTGCTTTAATTGCACCACTAGATGTATCATACATTAATATTAATCCAATATTCGGTGCTGGTTTTCCATCAGCACCTGTCGCATCTTTACCAGCTAATAACAAAATATTGTCTTCTGCTATAAATAAATGAGACTTTTCAGTTATATTTACATAGTAACTTTTAGTATATACAAGTTTAAACTTGCTTATAATTTCAATTTTATTTGATTTAGGAGAAGATTCCCCTATATCTCCAATTACCTCAATTTTATTATCTGTAGTTAGAATTATATAGTTGCCAGCAACCCTTAAAAGAACTAATCCAGCACCACTAGCAGACTCCTGATATCTATGAATGTGTGGACCTCTTGGATTGTCATAATGTGGACAATAAATTTGAATATGTTGAGTTTGTGTCTCTAATTGAGAATTATCATCTTTCATCAAAAATTCCAAACCATAACCAGACCTTATCTTTACATAAGCCTTTTTAGCAAATGGTGTTGGAACTCCACCTTCTCTTCTATCTGGCCCACATTGTTCATTTGTATGATCAATCATTTCAAAACGATGAGTGCTGGTTGATTCCATCGTAATTCCACGCTTTTCTCCAGCCACACATTTGGTTTCATCATGATCATTTAATTCAATTCTATTTCCATGAGCAGATAAAAGTTTTATTGCATTGTATTCACTTCTTACATTTGGAGTTCCCTCTTTCTCCAAATCACTCATTTCAATCATATGCCCAGTTGCAGATTTCATATACATTCTGCCATCAAAGTGATCTGTGCATCCAAAATCAAATGGCTTCATGCTCCTTTCCCACTCTGGTTTTCCAGTTGGATCTTCTACTGAATCATCCATCACTATCGTATGGCCAGCAACAGACATTAATTGTATTCCAGATTGTGGCAAATCACATTTATTATTTTGAGGTGTGCCTGTTCCTTTGTATGGACGACATTCATTTTGATTTTTGAAATAAGCATTTGCACCAATTTGCTTATTGTAATATTTGGATTTTGGATGACCTGTACTTGGATGACCACCAATGATTTTATCACCACAGACAGGAATTTCTTTTGCTCCTGTTATAATTGGGGCAATATTATGTGACTTCGCAGATTGTTCTGACAAAGCTATAGCTTGTTGTGATAAATCTTTATTATCTTTGTTGAATTGTGCATCTGTAGCTATAATTCCTCTATCTATTCCTAATTGTCGTGCCAAGTCTGGATATGGTTGTTCTGAAACACCATCAACACAACTAACATCGGCATCTATTAATCCGCATTCTGGATGCGACCATTGACCACAATAATGAAGATGATCATCTTTCATCATAAGCCAATTTCCGGTACTACTCATCAACTCTAATCTTTTCCATTTTCGATTACATTTTGGATCACCATCTACCATTTTTAACATATGCTTTTCTGGAGTTTTAAATCCATAAATGTTTGGATATGTGATAAGTTTTTGAGCTTCTGGCTTATCTGCAAAGTCTTGAACTGAGGTTAAGTCAAAACCATTGTAACTTTCTGTGTTCCAAGGAGGCAATACTTGAGATTCATCATTTGGTCCTACCAAATAACCTTTTCTATGACCTTCTGAAACTTTATAATATTCATCCATGAGTTGTTCACAACCCCATGTATGCTGCCCTTCTGGGCCTCTATTTCTATACCAAATTGTTCCTATATAATACGCAGCAGCCCTATGACCATTTTCAAAAACTATAGCAACAAATGAACCAGCAGGAGGAACCCAACTTAATCCAGAATCATCAAATCCTCCCATCGCAGATATTGGATTTGCCCATGGCAATTCTTTTACTGTTGCATTTGGATGATGTAGAATTGGACTGAAAAATCTAACTCTGTTTTGCTTCCATATGTCTATAGTTTCTAATACCAATCCAATATGCATTCCAAAAAGCATATCTTTCGTATCTGGAAATTTATTTCTTTGTTCCGATCTTCCTATTGCCATCTTTGTAAAGTCTGAGTCTCCAACTTGACTCTCTAAAGCTTGCAATTTTCTTTCTAATAAATCAATTTTTTCTTGTAATCCCATAAAACATCCTTATAAAAAAGCACTTTCCCCAGCAAAATTACCATCACCCTGACCATCTGGATTATAGCCACTATCATTATTTCCAAGTGGAGCATTGGAAGAAAGTTCTGCGTTTCCTGCTGGGAGAGTGACTTTTAATTTTGTAACAAATTTCCCAGCTTCTATTTGATGATCTACACCTTGAACCATCCATCTTTTATTAGACAAAACTGGATTCAATGGTGGATCTGCCAACCATACACATTCTCCAGATCCACCAGTAATTGCAAATGGACTTACTACTGCTATTGAAACATATCTTCCTGCAACATCAGCAAGAGTAAACCAACTCGGATCACCAATTATTGTCAATTCTGCTTCTATAGTCTTTTTTAATTCAAGGGATTTATTTGCCGTAATGTTAGCAGCATTAGCTTCTTCGGCATTTGCAGCACGAACTTCTGGTGGTATAGTATTTGCTTCGGCAGGTATTGATATAGTGTTACCAGAACCGCTTGGTTCAATTGGAAGTGAGTCTAATGGTGGTTTTGCTTTTATAAGATTACCACTTGAAGATCCACCAGCTACACCGCCATGACCACCAGCATCTAAAACCCATTCTATATCTGGGGTAAATGATAATACATTAGAGCAATTTCCCCCATTTACTATGTAGCTTGCTTTAATACTAGAACATCCACAATTTTCACCATCGCCAATACAAGCATCATCTTCTTGTATAATTAATTTTACATCTACTGGGTCATATTTAAAATAAACGCCTTTCCCTGATTTTGTTTTTACAACACTTACCCAATTTCTTATTGTTGAAAGAAGTGGAAGTTCGTTAGCTTGCCATGCTGACTTTGGTCCTTTTCCTTCTTTGTCTTCGCTCAATTCAAATTCTAAGTTACCACCATCAGCACTCCTAAATTCAACATCAATAACTGGATCATTGTTATCACAAAGCTGTTTTACTGCTTGTTTTAAATCAATAAGATTATCTTCGCTTCCCTCGTCTTTTTCCACTCTTCTACTAAAACTTCTGATGAGCAAATCAGTACATGTTAATTTTATTTTCGTAACACCAGAATCAATATTTGTACTTAACTTTGTTGGCAAAATTTTTATATGTGGTGACTCCGAACCAATCTGGGCTGCTTCTCCACAATTTCTTTTAATCCATCCAAATTTAAACCAACATTGATTTATATCTTCGGGAGCTTCTTTAATTGATTTGTTTATTACATCTAAAAGCTCTTTATATCCAGTTGCACCCTCTGCAATAAGTTCGAATTCACAAGTTATTCCACCCTGACCTTGAGCAAGACCATATTGCATTGACTTTAATGCAACT